GACCCAATCAACAGATAGAGATAACAAGTTATAAACAGGATCTCGTCCATTCAAAGGGGTTACGTCGTACAAGGACGGAAAATAAAAGCAAACATGTAATATATATATATAATAAATAAAAGAAAAACAACAAAAAGACAAACAATAGTTAGGCATTTGACACAGCATAAGGAGCAATACGGGCATTAGATGATGTGACAGCAGCTGAACCTCCATCAGTGAGGATTAGTGTTTGGCCAGGTGAAGTAACAACCACAGTGAAAATAGTGATGTTAGCTGTTGAGGATGAGCAATTAGTAACATCAGTAGAAGTGGCAGTTCCGGTAATTGTTGGGGGTTGAGGGGTAGTTCCATTTAGTTGTAATTGAACTAAATACTGACCATCTGTGTTAAAGGTTAGAGTATTGGAACTAGCGGTAACATTCAACCCTCCGGCAATTGTTGGGGTTACACCGAAGAATTTGGTTGTAGACACTGACCCACCACCAGAACTAACATTAGCAGATTGAATGATCGCCAAATTGTTAGATTGTGGGGTGTGTAATGGAAAGTGATATGAAATCCAAAATTCACCGATAGTAGCAGAAGAAACATTACCAGACACTCCGACAAAGACATTTCCCAAATCATATGTCTTAATATCGGTGTTAGCGACAGTACCAGTACGTGTATAAAGTCTACCACGTTTTCTCAAATCCGACACTTTGAGAACAAGGGTAATTGGAACCCAAGGGGCAGCACGTACGTTGTCTGAAAAAGTCAACATTTGTTGTTTAGTAGTGGGAGTAGCATCTGAGGCATCATAATCAAAGGCAATAATAACAGCACCAGTATTACTGCTCGATGACTCAGGTTCATAGTGGAAAGCAACGAGAAGCGATTCATACTCTTCAAAATTGGGGGCGATGTTACCTCCCCAAGGAAAAGTTGAAGTCAACGCGGGATTCACCGAAAATTTTGTTACGGCGAAAGTTGTTGAACCAGCAATGTCCGCGACATATTCCTTACGTCTCAAAGGAAAAGGTCCTGAAGGGAACATTGTGGAAACGTTAGAGGACATAATGGAAGTTGTAGCAACAGGGGCTTCAATTCTTTTAGGTCTACGTCCTAATTCTCTAGCGATTCCAACAGGTGGTGGATTTCGTTTCGCACCTTGTGGTAATGGTCCCACAAAACGAAAAGACACGCGTTGGTTCTTAGCACTACGAAGTTGATTACGTTGTTGACGTAATTGTCCGGGTGTGATAGAATTCATGATATATAAATAAATAAATATATAGATAAATAATAATAGTATAGGAGATTGTTTATTGTAAGATGTGGCTAACCAGTCTTAGCCACACCAGAACGGCGTGGTTTGACTGGACGTTTGGCCGCCCTATCTTTTCTCTTTTGTTCACGGGTGCGTTTGTTCTCAGCAGCGATGACAACCTCAGCTGCTGGTTGTTTAGTATTATGTATGGTGGTTTCACCATCAATTGTAACTGTAGCTTCAACAACCGTTGGAAGGGGTAAGGGTTCCTTAAGAAGTGGTGGGGATAATAGACTACGTTCAGTGAAGGCATGAGAAAACCAATTTCTAAAACGAGCAATGTCTAATCCAGTTTCTTGTACATAAGTAACCATCCAATCGGCCATTTGATTAGGATATTGAACATCAAATGAGAAGCGAGACAAATATGGTGCAGCATGGGCCATGTCGTCGGGTATGGTAACACCGACAGCCATGTTTACGATACGCTCACAATAAGGACCGATAATAGGCGTGTGTCGGTCACTAGCGATGTAGCCCCTAGCTTTCTGGACTAATTTCGTCCAGGGTGTGATGGTTTGCGGTAAAGGTGGCGACGAATGGATTTTGGTCAATTGGCGCAACAAGTCACAACAC